GCAGAAGACGGCATACGAGATTAGCGAGTGTCTCGTGGGCTCGGAGATGTGTATAAGAGACAGACCTTAACCCTATTGTGTGAGAAAACGGACACAATTCACCTCTTTTGCTCGAATTGTCATACAATACTTTAGCCGAGCAGAGTATTGTTTAATCGGTTTACATAATACCCTCCCCCGCTGTCTAAATTGTGCGAACAATTCACACAATTTCACCGGTTAAGCTAGAGGCTGGGGCTAAGGTTGAATCTGATTTTTCACACGAATGTAAGCGCTTACAATTTAGCTTAACCTCACGCGATAAATGAACACGTTCACTTTACGATAAATGAACACGTTCACTTTACGATAAATGAACACGTTCATTTTACGAAAAGTTAATGCGCTTTAACTTTTGGGTAAATGTAAAAGGGAGTCAGGATTAATCCCAACTCCCATCAATCTTACATCATATCTCCATTAATGTCATCTTTCCTATCTCTATAATCACTCGGCCCATGGTAATCAACAAATCCATCATAATAGCTTCTGTCTCCGCCCTCTCTCCATTCAATCTTTCCCACCACATCTTCAGGCGTAATTTCAGTCATGCCATCACCGGTTCTTCTTATAGCTCTTTCCTTTGCCACCTCAATCATTCTATAATTTTCAGCCATTATAAATCCTCCCTATTCTTTAAAATAAAATATGCTGTTACTACTTTTAAAGTGCAATCCAAAGTTTACAAAATAATCTGGTGCTGTTGCTTCAAAAGTTGGAACATTTACGGCTACTCCTGTATCAAAGAAATTGAATATCAGCCCATTAATATAACTTACAGGTGTAATTGAAATTACAGGGCCTAAGTGATCTTTAAGTGTTAAAATTTTTAATTCGCCGGCCGGTGCACCGTTAAGTTGTCCCTGAATATGAAAATCTACTTCTCCGTTGCCATAAAATGTAATATAACATGAAACTACTACAAAATTAGCTGAAGCCACAGTAAAATAAGGACATATTTTAGTTGTTCCATCATAATGTAAACATACAGGGACGGGAGAAGGAGTAGAGTCACCTTCTTTTAACATTGACGATATAATTTTATCACCCATGATATTTTGCATTTCTTTAATTGGGTGAAGCCCATCAGTTGTCCATATTAAATTCTGATAACTTCTGTGCCCAAACATATTAGAAGCCATGTCAATATAAGCTGCCCCTAAAATTACACATGCGTTATAAATTATCTGATTGTAGTAACGAGGATTATGCACTGTAATATTTTCGGTAAACCACGGGGTAGATTGAGTCATAAAACCTAAGCAATAAATTTCACTGTATAAATTTTTTGCCTGTAGATTACCGATTATATTAATCATGTTGTACGCAAAAGTTCCCGGGTTTGCTCCATTTACATAGCCTATTTCAATTCCTGATGTACAGTCGTTGATACCACACCAGACAATTATTATATCATATGTTTCTGTTAAAGAATTAACTTTTTCTAAGATATCACTAGAAGTATATCCTCCATATGATAAATTATCAATTTTGCTTGCCAATGGCCCAACTACGTCCCTAAATCTTTTAACCCATGTAACGGTGCCCGTGGGGTCCTCCCATGATAAGCTGTCTCCCAGTATAAGTATTTTTTTACCACCAAATTTTCTTTTTATTTCTCCCACATCTTCTGTTAATTTATTTGTGTTAGAATTTTCCACAAGCACATTATAGGGAGTGTTATTTTTGTCTTTGAATGGTATAGTATCAAAATACGGTAATGCCTCACTTGTTGTGGGCGTTTTATACGTTAGAGGGTTTATAGGGTTAAGCGAAATGTCAGTCGCGTTAATTGTTTTTGTTGTTATATTTTCAGTGTCATTTGTTGCGTTGGTAGTCTTATTTCCTGTATATGTTTCTGTAGCAGTAGCCGCGTTTGTTGTTTTGTTTCCAGTCAAAGTCTCGGTGTCATTAGTTCCATATTTAGTGAGTCCAGTTAAATCCTCCACATTGACATAGTTTCCATTTCCGCCTGTAATGGTAGTTCTGGCATTAATTATGGTTCCCTCCACCGTCGCCCCCGCCGCCGAAATAACAACCCCATTAGGAATAGCAACGTTGGAAAAGATTCCCGTGATCTTATTGTTGCCATTAACAATTGCCAGCGCATTAGCACTAAGCTGAGAAGCATTCTTGAAAATGACATTACTAATAACTGCGCCATCACCATTAAGTGTCAACGCATTATGCTGTATACCGTCAAATAACCAATACGCACCCTCAAACTCATTCGTATTTTCAATCACCACGGAATCATATCCGTTCCTGAAAATTACAAAGTCAATCAACGCATTATCCACAGTGGCGTTCAAGCATGAGCAATTTGCCGTCTGTGCGTTCATGTTGGCGTTCAGTGTCAAATTACTAATAGAAGCATTTTCCACAAACCCGGTGACCAAGTCCCGGTTAGAGTCAGGAGCAAGTGTAATGATAGAAGAATATCTATCTAAACCCACCAGAGAAACATTCTCCACCATAGTTAATCCGGTGACAATGTAGTTTCCAGCAGGAAAAAACAGGTAACTTCTCTGTAAACCAGCATAGTTAAGCAATGCTTGAATAGCTTCCGTGTCATTTGTTGCCCCGTCACCCTTTGCAGCTATAAAAGGAGCGGGAGGGTTTTTGACGTTGATGAAATACAAATCAGCCAGTACATTTTTTACAATATCTTCCAGCCCCGCCGCGTCATTCAACTCTTTAACTACTTCCACAATGTAGTCCGGCAATGCGTTTACAGTATCGACAAGCTGGTTAATTTTTTCTGTCACTTTGCATACCTGTTCTTCATATGACAGAGCGTCCCCATAAACAGTAGGAAGCACTTTCATGCAAAGCATTCTTAACCTTGTCACAGTTTTAAAATCATAGTTGTTTGTCACCATGCGACATTTACCTCCCATATTCCCATGAACAATTCCTCTAACTCTTTGATTATCATCATATCAATGTTAATAAGGCTTTCACGGTATTCCATGATCATGGACGAGTAACTCCCCGTTCCCTGCTTTCCCGTCACAGTTTCGATGTAATCCTCAGTATTGTTAATCGTTGTGTTATTGTTAGTTTTTGTGGTTGCATTGATGGTTAAGTTTCCAGTTGTAGTTTCGCCTGAACTTCCCTTGCTTGCGTCTGTAGCGTTAGTCATTCTTGCGTTAGTAAGATACCTGTCATTCTGCAAATCAGTTAATCCACCTTGTGGTGTCTCAGCGTACTTGTCAGTATCTGCCCGGGTCACGCTGCTTTCAGATGAACCAACAACCATTACATGATTATCCTGTGCGCTGTCACTGATCACTCTTCCATCAAGAATCTGTTTCCCGTTGTTCTTGCGTGTGTGCTGACGTGAAATGTCAACATCATACAGCGGATTAAACTTATGTGTGGCTGATTCGTATAACTGGTTATAGTACGGCATGATCTCATTCATTTTGGTGTCAAGCTTAAGTTTCCAAAGGCCATAAGTTTCCAAACCAATTTCTTGTGTGTAGAAATGTTTCAAAATCTTGGTTTCAAGCACAGCGCGGTAACTTTCATCGTAGATAGGGTAGTTAAAGCTAAATATTTTAGCTCTTGCCCCATTGATTACCTGAGCTATATTTTCATAGCCCGTGCTTTCCTGCAATCCGGCCAACGACTCGCAAATATACCTAAGTTGCGTAGTAAATACACTCATGCTTCACCGCCTTCCCCCGGTTCACCGGTGATCTCATCCACCATTTCTTCCATTTTGGGAAGTACCTGGCGGTAACGCACACCCACATTAAGTCCGAACATAGCATTGATTTTGTCGCACGCTCTCTCACGTTCTGACAGCCTGGTGTAACGCTGTGCTTCAACGTCTCCCATGCTGGTTGTAATCTCAGCCGTATTAAGACGTTCGCGTTTGTCGGTGTTAGAATTAGAAATTCCCAGGTAAGTCATTGCTTCATCCCAAACCAACTGTTTAAGAACTTGCAATTTGTCCGACACGTACGGTGTTGAAATATCTAATGTTTCAAGCTGTTGTGCCAGGCCCTTCTTTCCGAATATGAATGGCTGGTTCCCGTCATATTTTTTCATGAGATTAACCAACGTTAATCTTTGAGACTCTTCACAGGTAAGAACCTTTGGGGTTTTCTGTCCCTTTACATTAACATCGATTGCGCGCTGTATTTCGTACAGTCTCCACGAATACATTTCGATGTCAAGCAGTGAATTAATGTGAAGGTTATTGTTAAAGATCAATACGCTGTTTGTGTTGTCCAGCTCCATATTGTAGCCGTTGCTGGCATACGCGCGCCGTATAATCGGAATCCGGTACACGTCAAGCGGTCCGCCTATCATTGTTTGTAAGGTAAGATAGCCAAGTATCTCATCTTTAAAGAACACGGCCATTCCATCCGCAAACAGTGCCAGTTCCAAGAACCGTGCGTCACATGTTGGCGGAAGGTTAGTCCATTCAAACTGTGAAATTGCCAGGTCTGTCAGCCTGTTATAATATTGTAAAAACGTGCTGTTATTAGTCCTCGCGCTATTCCAGAATGGACGGTCTGTATTACAATCCCTCATCTGCTGTCACACCTCCCACCGGGCTATTGTCAAGTGAATAGTTACCAATTTCATCGCCGTTACGCCAGAACGTAACTCCGTTGTCATAGATTGCACGCAACCTTGCCATATCATCTGCTGGCACTGATCCTGTCAAGCTGCTATTAATAGTCTTAACGTAATTCCAGTGTGGCCTAATTGACCTGTTAGGAATCTTAACTCTATGAGTTGCATAGCCATAAGCTGTGAAATAGCTGTCAATGATACGTGCAAACTCAGCACGAATATGTGCATAATAGAATTGGAATCCTTTAATCTGGTTTGCCATGTTAATGATTGATCCGCCGCCTCCACGCGCTTGAGGGGGTAAGGTGCTTTTATCTGCTATGGTCGCCAGTAGATTACCAATCTGTTGAATCCCACCTACAGTCTGGTTAACTCCTCCCATTCCTCCGGTAGCATATAACGTAGCGCCTCCGGCTGCCGTCTGAGCAATACCGCCCACCAAACTCATTGAAAGTTGAGTCTGATTCTGCGCCACCCACGCTTTAAACGTGTCAATGGTATATGCGCATTGGGGGAAGTTGCCTACAATTAATTTCTCATTGTAGTTCTTTGCTACTCCCTTGTAGTACAAGGGAACCAGCATGCATTCAGGTGTACAGCACATTGCGCCAGAAATATTAAAAGTGCAGTTACTTGTAGAGAAATATTCGAATGGATAATTAACCGCCGATCCCTCGTTGTTGGTTACATAAAGCATATTGTAGGGGAAAGTAAATAATTTTTTGTTCTTTGGTACATATCCATCAATGTCATTTAGATGTTTGTCCCTATCAATGTTAAACACCTCGGGCATTGTTTTCTGGTAATCGTAGCAGAATGAAATAGGAAGCATAAATATGGATACAATACCATCTGATTTGTTTTGAGTTGTGGCCTCCTCTAAAAATGTAGCTGCACTCTGCCAATCAGCGAAAACATTATATTGCAGACCAGAGAAAACCCCACCGTAAATTCCTCCTTGTGCGTCGTCAAAATTTTTATCAAACGTTGCAGCCACAACTACCTGATATAAAGAAAACAGACTGGTTAGCCCTAAGTCCTCGTATACATACTCGCCAAGTTCAAGGTTTTCAGGCACCAGATTTCCACCTATATCATCTGTTGCCGCCATCTCACGTTCAACAAAACACTGATTAACAGTGTAGTCAAAATGCCAAGTCTGCATAACGTCAATTTCGATTGTGATCTCACTAGTTTCATTATTAATGTATTCAACATTTGTAATGAAAGCGTAGAACCACTTAGTGCCGAATGACGTATTTTGAAACATAATATAGTTACAATCATACAGATTTTCGGCATTAATCTCAACTCTTAAGGGCTTTCCCCACGGGGCCTGATAGGAAAGTTGTGTAAGATTGTATTTGGTTTTACCTGAGAAATAGGATATCTGCGAACCTTGATCAAGAAAAAATATTGTATTTCTGTAGGTATTGTCTAACGGGACATTTTTGAGAATGCGCACGTTAGTGTTTGGTGATACATACATCTTAATACCTCCCTTGGGAGGGGATTACTCCCCTCCCTTAAATCGTCATGCCGCAGGTTCAGCAACAGTAATAGTAGCAGTCCCAGCCTTGGAACTGTCAAATGTAGAAGTAGCTGTTACCGTAATGGTAGTTCCGGTCTCATCTTCCGCCACAGACAAATTTCCGTAGATATCAATGGTAGTATCGGTGCTTGTTGCCCCGGTTAAACTCCAAATTACAGACTTGGGCGCAAAGTTCGTAGTAACTACAGTGGCATTCAGGTGGATTCCCTGGCCTTTAAATACGGAAGCGGTTGCGGGGGAAACGGTTACGCTGGTAACAGTGGGCGCACCCGCAATGAATGCCGTATTGTTTGCAAAAGGAGAAACACTGAACGTTTTCCACGCGTGATAGAAGTAGTTCCAGTAGAGGCCCTGCCCGTTGTAGTTCTCTGTAAAGTTGTAGAAATTGTCAAAGATCATGAACCAGTCACGGTCAACCATAATGGCCGGAATTGCGTCAAGGGCGGTAAGTTCTTCCTGAGTAATCGGCACATAGTTGGGATCATTGGCAAACAGTAAATTAAGTCTATCGGTGTCAAGGGCACCAAAACTATCTACCAGAATGCGCCTCCCCATAAATTCCGCTTTGTCCATGTTGAACGCACTCGCAAGCACTTCTACATCGATTACAGCGTCAAACTTTGCGTTAAGTAGAATGAACTGATCAGTTTTAGCTGTGAAGGTGGTCACGCCGCTAATGTTATAGTTAGTAGATGGAAACTCCCATGTGTTGCTGATACCCTTAATCGTAGAAACGATTCCTTTGGCATTTTCGGGAGACACGGGGTCAATCTCAGTCACGTTCATGCGGCCATTCAGAATGTTGCGCGCAATCATGTATTTCATGGTAAGGAACTCATCATAGTTCGCGCCGGTGTACATTGCGTCTACGATTTTCGCGATCAGGTCGGTGATCCCCTGCCAAGACAAGAACGCCTGGCGCAGCTGGTCGTTGCTAATAGTAGCTTTGTAGAATTTCTGATAGTTAAGAATGTGGAAAGCCGCCCGCACATCGGGAATCTCCCGCTTGAACACTTCAGTTTCCGCCACTGCGGGGTCAAACTGGAAGGGTTTTGCAATGTTGACGAAAATTTCCTCTACCGTTTCGCCAAATTCAAGAAGTCCCTTCTTAAGTCCAGCCCACGGGTTGTAGAACATTTTGGACGTGATGATCACACGGCCAATACGATTCATAAGTGCCGACAAGAACTCGTTCTGCAAGGCGGGATAATTCATAATGATTCCGCCAATCTCACGCACACTTGCCGCAAGTGCCGGGTCTGCTGACGGAACATAGTCACGGTAATTCGCGCTGGCGTTATCCCTGATTGTATTCAAAATCTGTGCCGTGGCAGCGTACATTTTCGGCACGTTCACCTTGGGGTTTTCTGTCGCAAACGTTTTTGCGGCGGCGTTGGTTACGCTATCTAAGCTTACATTAGCTGGCTTGTTAGGCATATTATTCTCCCTCTCTTTCCTCAAATAACTCTTCAAACGTGCGCGTCTTTTCGCCGTCACGTTTTACATCTTCTTCCTGATCTTCCTTTGCACCCTCCGGGGTATTGAAAAATCTGTCACGATAGCGCTTGCGCCACTCCGCGTCAAGCTCTTCGTATTTTGCTTTCCAGTCCTCCCCGTCGCCACGGGCTCTCCCTTCCAACTCGTCGTAAGTATCGGTGATATCTTCCATAAACTTTAAAGCGTCGTCACTGGTATCATCTCCGATACGTTCACGAATGCGGTTGAAAAATTCTTCTCTTTCCAATCTGGCCATTTTCTACCCTCCTTAAAATATTCTTCGCCGCAGATAGTACATAATTGGCATTTTCTTTTGTGATCCCGGTCCAGGACCAGGCCCGGGGCCGGGATCAGGCGGTGGTTCACCTGTTAATACGGTCCACCAGTATTCCGCATTTTCTACACGGATAGATTCTGAGGCTCCAGGATCAGCAGGACGTTCATAATTATACAGCCAAGCTTTGGCAAGATAAGCCGGGGTTTGGGCGCTTGCCTTAAACTCGTCGTAATTCTCCGGGTAAGCTGTCGTGGCGTAGTAATCAGCATGCTCATTTACATATACAATTTGAGCGTACCCGTCAGATGGGGAGCCTGTTTTATCGCTAAAATTAGGCCCGTAGCCGCTTAAAGCTTTTGCTTCCGGTGCGTCTATGTATTTGCTGGCAGGGGTAAACTGTACAAACCCGTACCCCATATTAGTCCAGGGCGATCCGGTGGAAACACCTAGAACATCGTACTGCCATCTCCAAGGGTTATACCCTGACTCAACCGCCATATTGCCCAAAAGCCCGCATACAGCGTTGGTAGTCCAACCATGTGCGGCAAGCGTTCCCCATATGTTACGGGCGTTTTCGATTGCTTCTTCACTGGTTCTAGCGTATGCACCTATAGCTTTTGCATTCCAGGCCATAAATTAAAGCTCCTTTTCAGTCATAGTTGTTTAAGTCGTTTTTGTCCATGATTGTCTGGTAATCACGATATGATACGTCCAGATCAACATAGCCAGTGATTCCAGGGATTTTTCCTCGGTCGGTTTTCTGCCAGAGATTAACACTCATTCCGGGCTGATCAGCGTAACGCGCATACCACATATCGTATTTTTCAGGGATATCACTACCCTGGTAATAGCGTTTGTAATAATCGTTATTAGCATAGAACATTGCATAAAAACCACGCTCTTCTACACGCTTACAAAACTCTCTGGTACAGTTAAGGACAAACGCTCTATCAACTTTAACCCCCTGTTTAATCGCGTGATTAACGGTGTCATACTCAAAGTCATAAACCACCGGAAATGCAAGCTTACGATTGCCTACAATATCCAAGCAATGGTCAGCTTCTTTGCGCGCCATTTCAGGATGTAATGCGTAGCTGAACCAGTATACCCCAAACGGGATATTAAATCTTTCACATTGCTCCATGTTGAATAATGCTTTTGCGTCAAGATTGTTGTCACCAAACCCAGCGCGAATCATGGCAAAATCAATGTGAGGTTTTACTTTCCCCCAGTCGATATAACCCTGGTGCCGAGATACGTCAATTCCATTAAGCATTTTTCTCACGCTCCAATCTGTCAATGAGTTTTGTGAGAGCCACCGTATTATTGTTCAACGCTTCACTCATTTTGTCCATCTCTTCCTTGTGCTTGTTGTTGCTATCATAGATGTACCACAACAAAATTAAGGTTAAGCCGATGGGAAAACCCACATTCGTAATTAATGTTACAACTTCGTTCACATTGTATCCCTCCCTTCCACCTTCTATTATATCAAAAAATTGTTGACTTGTCAATGAAAATGTGGTACAATAATAAGAGATATTATAATCTGAAGGGAGTTAGTCATGGCTTACTACGACGGAACCAAATTATTGTCCATGCACGATATTAATGGTAAGAAGCCGGAACTATTTATGGTTACGACAAATAGAACTGGCGGTAAGACAACATGGTTTAATCGATATTTTACCAAAAAGTTTAAAGCTGGCCAAGGAAAGTTCATGCTGTTAAACAGATTCAACTATGAATTGTCAGATTGCCATGACAAATTTTTTAAAGATATCAGAAATTTATTTTTTCCTGATGATAACATGTCAAGCCAGTGTATGGCAAAAGGATTATACTACGAGCTATATCTCAATGACATTCACTGCGGCTATGCTGTAGCCCTTAATGGCGCAGACGCGATTAAGAAGTACAGTCACATATTCAATGACGTTGACCGGATTTTATTCGACGAATTTCAGTCAGAAAATAATAAGTATTGCACGGATGAGATTAAAAAGCTGCTTAGTGTTCACACAAGTGTTGCCAGAGGACGCGGAAAACAGATTCGATACGTTCCCGTATACATGTGTGGAAATACAGTGAGCTTGCTTAACCCATATTATACAGCACTTGGGATATCTGACCGACTTAAGAAGGATACACAATTCTTAAGAGGTGATGGTTTTGTGCTTGAACAGGGATTCATCGAATCAGCTTC